CACGTAAATCCCAGAACCAACCCACATGCCTAGTACCTGCATCCGGTATGCCATGATCATCAACAGGCGCACCAATGTATCCATGCACATCGCGCCTGCTGTCACCGTCCCACCCTGGCACATCCCACTTGACATGCGACTTGATATGGTTAACAAGCCCTACTTTGAGGGCTTCGTAAAACCCGAAATTTCATCTACCTTCGCAGTGATCTGTGGTGCGAAAACAGGCATCCGCATAAAGATAACCTTGTTTTCATAGGTGCAATCAGGCTCACCATCCTCATCATTAACCAGCGCCTCACCTTGAAAATCCCAACGCGAAATGCAGGCAATGTATTTATCCGAAACCTCAGACTGCCACAGCTTACCGCGATCACCTTCAGGAATGTCAACAGTCATGCTATCGCCATCCACCTTGGAACTGCGCAACATCAGGTCGGTTGATTTAGCGCGATATTCCTCAGTGACAGCAACGGCGGCGTCACAGGTGATGTCTTTCACCCATACACGCCAGCCAGTCTTCTCGCCATCACCATCAAGCAATTCAAGCTCGAACTCTTGTTCGTACCCGTTACGATACGCCTTATCTGCAATTGCCATATTGGCTCCCCCTTATAGTTTAGTTAAACGTCAGTCGGATCTACCTGGATCACACCTTGGTTCAGCATCATGTTGAACGTCTTATTCAAGAACGCCTCGTTATTACCAAGCTGATAAGACGGCAGGGAAATCAAGCCACGGTAATACAAAATAGTGTTAGTGACGCCGCCTGGGTTGTCGCCAATGTCGATCTTGAACGCATAATTCAATTCAGTTGCAGCCGCAGTATCAAGAGCATCTGCACCAGTGCTATCAGGGTCGTAACCAATGGTAATGCTAGTTGTGCCGCCATCTTTCTGGCCTTTCTGGTGCTGCAACCATCCGCCACCCCAATAACCTTGTGATACGTCATTCTCCGACACTTCCAGATTGCCATGCTCCACGATCTTACCACAGTCAACGAATGTCAGCGCCTCGAACGCGGCTTGGTTAAGTTCATCGGCCTGTGCTGTGGCGCAGATGGAGAACGTCGCACCTTTTAGAATAGGGGTATTAGCCATCACGGCACCTCATAATTGTTTGAATTAGGTTGTTGACATGATATGCGATATGGTCTAGGTGTAGCAAATAAGCGGATGTAAGGAGAGAGCTAATGGTTGACGTGACCGAGGAATATGTAATGAAAGCGGTTGGAATGTGTGGCATCCACGGGCTACATGGAACATCCGCCATGATTATGGACCTAATGAAGGAGCGTGTTCTATCCCGCATCAAGGAACCCACCCCATGACCCCATCAGATCACAACCAAGCCGAATACATTCGCGGCATTCAAGCTGGAAAACGTATTGAGCGGCAACACCACACCGCACGGCTCGTTAGCCGTGACGTGGCGTTCATATGCCTTGGGGTGGTAGTCGGTCTGATCTGGAAGGCGCTACTCTTCTAACCCCACCCCTCCCAGTACACCAAGCACGGCAACCGGAAGTGAGACCCATCACGATAGCCCGCCCCTGATACGGCGGGCTGTTTTGCGACACGTACTGAGATACCATCATATTCCATTACGGCATCAGGCGCGAAGTAGTCACACAACGCACCCGCGAACTCGGCAGACTGCAAATCCGTCCATTGCAACGGCACCATGCAGTGAACAGCTAGAGACCCCGTATGCCACTCTACGCCTTCCCAATACACACGGCTAGGATCAAACCGCACGTCATCAACGATCATATACGGCAGCGTAGGGTCTGGATCATCAAACGATTGGCCGCCGTACACCACGTTAGCCGGAAGCCCAGGATAATCCTCCAGGTGATCTTTCAGCGCCTTCCAGATCTTTGCGTGTCTACTCGCCATGTAATGTTTCCGCCTCTGTTACGAACTGCTGCCATTTAGCACCAGCGTTCTCTACAAAATAGTTGCCTGTTTGGTTATATGTGCGGCCTAGACTATCTGTGCCGACGAAACCATAGTTTTGCCTAGGCGCATATGCAGCTTGGAATCCTAGGTATAGCGTTTCACCAGCCTCAACTCCAGCAATGACAAACTCCACGTTGCTTTGAGTGTAGTCCACAGCTACCCTGTCAACTTGCGGCATTTCAGTAGTGCTACCTGAAAAAGATCTACCGAGATTACCATCCCTGTGAGGTAGAAACCCACCACTAGCCTTGGTTCGTATAACCTCTTTTGCCAGCTTGTATGCGGCATCACGAAAGATCAGCGTTGTGTTCTCTTTCGCGTCCACTGTGAACTGCTTAACTGTTGCTGAGAATGACACCATCAGCCCTCGCCTTCGCCCAATTTACCCTAATCAACAAACTACATGAGCAATTTATCGAATGCTTGGCCGGAATATCCGGCGCATGTGGGTATTGTATCAGTGTCCCGTCTGGCATACGAAACGGCGTTAATAGACCACTCACCTCGGTTTCATTCTCTGCAACGTGTTGAACACGCGGCTTCATACCACCGCCACCATGACGCCATTCCTTAATCGCGTACTCATAAGGGATGCCCTGCTTGTCCATGCCTTGACGGAACCCATCGAAACGCCCCTGCTCAACAGCAGCAGCCGTTTCTGTCCGCGCGATGGTATCACCACGCAGTTTAAGCAACCGATCAGAATACCGCCCAGACCATCTGTTAATCTGCGCCTCATTTGGGGACTTACCATCACGCAACAGCTTTAGAATACTGCGGTCAAAACGGCGATCCCGCTTAGAGAACGAACTACCTAGAGACCCATCGCGTTTAATCCAGAACGCGGGTTCACCAGATTGTTTTGCCCATCCGTTACGCATTGCATCACGCATGTTACGGACGTGCAACTCTTGCTGCTGGTTTAGCCCCAACACGCCACCAGTCCGACGCCCATTAGGGCCAACACGGCCAACAACGTCTAGAGCGATCTGGCGCGGACCTTGACCTTTGGCGTACCCCTCACTCAGAGCCGTTCTAGCGGCTTCTCTGGTGGCCTCTGTGATGTCAGTGATAGACTTCCCCAACCACTCCCTAAGCGCCCTCTCAGCCACAGGGTTAGTCACGTCAAAGCGAACCACGGCGCGGGTTTGTGTAGGTGGATTAAACCGAACAGAACTCACCAACGCAACACCGGATTGCGCATATGCAGCGGTCAACTCTGCGCGCACGTTGGCGAATACAGCGCTCTCGATGTTCATAGCATCTAAGGCGCGTTGAATATCGCCAGCATCAAGGGCCTCAATAACTCGGCGCAGGGTAACACTGTCACGCAAATCACGAATAGCATCAGCAAAAGCACGGGCAACGCGCGGCCCATACTTCTTCTCAATGTCTGCTAGTGTGCGATCAAGATTTGCCAATTGTCACTCTATTCCGAATATTGCGTCTAGGGCGTCGTCTGGGATGTTCAGGTTTTCCGGTGCGGCCACCTTCAATAGCAGCCAGTGTGTGCGATGAATTTCAGCCGACGACGCCCAGATGATGCGCGCCTTCGCTTCTTGAGCCTCCGGCATACCTTCAAGCATAGGAAGAAGTACGTTAGGCCAGCGCCCCTCTGCCGCCATCGTTGCATCAGCTGGTGTCAGAATTTCCCGGCTTAGCAGGGCCAGACAGAATGATTGTCGCGACATGGACGCGCTACTACGCCGAATGGACAGAGCATCAGCCTCGCTCATTGCGTTCACCTTGATAATACTCATGCCCCCACCCCATCTGTTAGATCTGACTCATCAACGGTCCAACTATCGCGCAAGGCTCGGTCTGTGTGGATTTCGGAGGCGTCCACGATCTTGAATGGCTTTCCGGTAGGCACGTCCTTGGCGGCGATTTCCTCAACCGTCAGGGCGCACTTAGCTGGAATAATGACGGCCACGCCATCGCTATCGTTTTTGTAAATGATGCGTTTTTCCAATTTAGCCTCCTATGACCATGACGCTGACATATGCGCTGTCTTTTGCAAAATTGCCGCGGCTGCATATGGATACCGCCATGCTGCCGACAAGCGGCGCACGCTCTACCGCAGCCGATGTGTTGTTAGTGTTGTGAATGTTGATGATATGACTGTCTTGCGCTGCTTGTGCCTGACAAGAGGCGATAGCCATGTAGTCGGTATCTGCAAAGTCGTCCGTGAAGTTTACGATAAACGACCCAACCCCGTTGTCGGTGATGCTGGTCACGTTCAGACTGTCTCGGATTGCGACCGTGCCAGTGCCGTTGAAATTAACCCATGCTTTAACAGGTGACAGCCCCGCCTGAGCAGAAATAGCCTCCGCCGTCCGTAGCGGGGTCATATACTTATCGTTATCAGTCCCGGTCTCCGCCTCCAACTGCGTAGCTTTATCGGCAGCGGGAAGTGCATTATCCGCCTTAGTGCCTTGCGCCGCCGTTGCAAAGTCACCTGTTGCGGATGTTGCCGCAGTCCCCAATCCTAGGTTAGTCCTAGCTGTCCCCGTGTTAGCAATCCCAGCTAGGTTATCAGCTTTCGCCAGGAAATTTGTTGGGTTAATAGATGCCGCACTAACAGCAGCCTCTTGCGCAGATATAGCCGCGTCATCCGCATCAACAGCAGCCGCCGCCGCGTCAATGGCCGCGCTATCAGCAGCACTAGTTGCGGACGCAGCAGCAGCCTGCAATTGCGCGATGTATTCAGCAACGGTAGCGCCTTGAGGGGGCGCGATTGGTAGCAGGTCATTTAGATCATAAGGCCCACCAGTAGTAGGAACCTCGATCTTACCAGCATCAAAGACAAGAGGATTGGTCCCATTGTAGATATTAAGGCTAACGCTATAAAACGTAGTGCGCTCGCCATCCTCATTAGACCACAGATCTACATCAAGAGCGCCCGTATCTGAAAGCACAGACGTTACAGATCTCGGCGCAATAGTAACACCAGCAGTTGCGTCTGTGTCAAAACCCGTCATAGTAAACGTAACGCTAGACTTACTTGGAATAGTTCCATCTGGTAGCGCAATAACGCCTGTAATGCTGGTTGTTGTAATTGCCATTTAGCCTTGCCTCACAAAATAAATTACCACGCTAGGATCACCAGCAGCCAAAACCTTTCGGCGTGAAATGATCGTGTGATTTGAACTGTCTATTTTCATTATACCCCCAATATCGAAAACCTGCGCTTCACCTGTTACGATAACCTTCAGATCCGTAGACAGAACGGTTTCATTAACCTCCCACTTGGAAACGCCCGTTACGACAGCATTGACCGTAGTTTCAGTTTCGGTCAGCGTCGGCACATCGAATTCAGTTGCGCCGGGGGTTGATACGATAGTTACGAACTGCTGCTCATCACCGTATTTAGCTATCAGGCGGTCGCTAACAGACGCCATTCTTGAACGTAGGCTCATACGACGAAGGCAGCAACGCTGCTCCCCCATTGATTGCGAAGCAGAGGCGCAAGAATGCCCTCAATCACGCTATAGCGGGGGGCATTATCAATGACAGCGTTTTCTGCCATACTATC